AAATAAGACAGCCAGGTGGGAGATAACATATTTATGTGTTGCAAGTGTCATTTCTTTGCTCTTAAAATATGGGTAGGGAAATTTGAACAATAAATAACACGAGGAAAAAATGCAAATAACTTTAAAGAACGTCAAAATCAACGAAACTTTCAGCGAGGAAACAACAATGTTTATGGCTGATGTATATGCAGACAATAAAAAGTTTGCTCACGCCAAGAATGATGGCCGTGGTGGATGCTCTTATATTCACCACTATGATGGCTGTAAGGAATTAATGCGAGAAGCTGAAGAGGCATGTTTCCTGATGAGAAGTAGAATCTGCACCGACTTTGGAGAGCCTTTTGAAATTAAATCTACTTTAGATAGTGTTGTTGATGATCTAATCGAAGAGCACCGAAAGAATAAGTTCCAAAAGGCCATGATGAAGGATTGTGAGAAAGGGATTGTTTACGGAGTCAACTGCTATAATTACAATACAATGACATGGAAAGGATTCACAATAGCACAGCTTTTAAAACATCCAAGAGGGCAAGGAGCATTAGGGAAAGCTATGAATGAGATAAAAGCTGAATTGAAAGATGGGGAACAGATATTCAACACTAATCTTAATTTTTGAGGGAATCATGGTAGAAATTAAAATCGTAAAAAAAGATGAAGAGTATGCTGTTCAATGGATAGAGAATGGTGTAGTTGACGAGGTAAAAACATACTACACTGATGATAAAGATGATGCAATAGCGACCAAGGCCGAAATAGAAAAGAAAATACCCATCACCAAGGAAGAAATCAAAACCCTGATAGAGAATAGAGGGCTCACGCTTGTGGACCTGATAGACGTGGTTATTGATATGAATGGCTTTGTTGGAGTAGGGCTGATAAGATTGGCTGATGATGTATCTAATCACATCACCGGAAAGATCAATCCCAATTATCAAAAACCTCAATTAGTGGCTTATGTCATTATTGAGACAGAGAAGGATGATAACGGGGAGTATATCCCCTGTATCGTCAAGGATGGGGAGAAGGGATACTATAAAACCGATTATAGGTATGGTACTGACTATAACCATGCTAAAGAGTGTGTAGATGCTCTAAATAGAAAACTTGGCCTCAGTGAAAGGGAAGTTATGCGGTTAAGCTGTGAATCCATGTTTGGGAAGAAGTCATGAGTAATTTCAACAATATGGATGATAGATTCAATGAACGGCTGGAGGACCCTATTCCAGCCGTTTGCAGGGGATGTGGTGAGGAATGTGACGAAGGTTTTAAGGCAGGGGAGATTAAGTATCACCATTGGGCAAGAGCAGACATTTACGGCATATATACCGGCATCTACTGTGATGATTGCTACAATGGAGTATCAGGGAATTATCCTTATCGCAAGGATGAGTATTTTGATACTGCTTACTGTGGGGAAACAATGGATGAGGAGGATTATTAATGGCCAAGTCTAAAAAATATCAAATTAACGGCATGGATGTAAAGTTATGGGAGAAATTCAAAACCAAGTGTGCTTCCAAGGGCAAGACCATGAGGGAAGTAATGATCCAACTGATAAAGGAGTATGTAAAATAACTTTAGGTCACACCTAAAATTCCCATTGCAAAATTTATTCAGAGGAGGTTATCATGAAACTAACCTGAAAACAGAAAAGCCGGTGTAACAACCGGCTTTTTACATTTCTTGAGACAATCCCCTTGCCCTCTCCATAAGAGGTTCCTGATACCTCTTCCAATCCGCTAAAGCCCTTCGACTCGCTTCTTCTCGTGACATGCAACAAGATCGCATGTAATCTTCGGTAGATTTATCAAGGTATTCCTTGCGATAGTTTCTGATATCAGCAGAAGTTTTCTCTTTTGTAAACATTTAATGTAGTATTTATTCATGTATTTCCCGACGGTGAAATATAGCATATCTTTTATTATTAAAAAATAAATTATTAGGTGGTATTAAATTATGGCATGTCAGAATCGGTATCAATCTGCAATAATACCGTAGGATGTGGATGGGGCTGGCAGACGGGTATAAGCGGAGGCAAGACGGATTATTACCCTCCGGGATATATGCCGACCTTTGGAAAACCCAGGGAAATATGCCCGGCATGTGCCTATAACCTTCTGTTCCCAACTATACAGGGAATGGCCGTAGCACTTGAATACACTGACCTGACATTAAAACAAAAGCACACGATAATAGAGCAGCACCTAAATATTCCCAGGGAGACTGTTATTAGAGGGATAGAAGGCAGGAAATATGGCAAAAAATAGACTGACCGACAAACAAGAGATATTCTGTCAGAAGGTAGTTGAGGGTAAATCTCTTTCCGATGCGTACCGCATAGCATATAACACAAAAAAAATGAAAGATACAACGATCAACAGGAACGCCTTTGAGTTGTCAAACAACAGCAAGATTACAACAAGACTTGAAGAGCTAAGACAGAGGGCTATGGATAAGCATGACGTAACCGTAGAAGATGTGATCCGGGAGATAATGAAGATTGCTTTTCTAAATACTCAGGATTTATTTGATGATAAAGGGGAACTTATCCCTATTCACCTACTCCCCAGGGACACCGCAGCAGCAGTTGCAAGTATGGAAGTCACTCTCTCCAAGATTGTGAATGGTAAAGAGGGATCCGCAGACGAATATGAATATCTCAAGAAGATCAAGACCAATGACAAGCTGAAGGGCCTGGAACTATTGGGCCGATACCTGGCAATGTTCACTGATAAGGTCCTGGACCTAACTCCCAGGGAAGTTATGGAAGAAGCGTACCACGAACAGCAGGCAGAAACAGCAAGAGCCATGTTAGAGAAGTATAACAAAACAGAGGAACTTACAGTATCCGATGCTGCAATCGAGCCAGCTAACTAAAAACAAACTTCACCCTTATATGATGGCTGACCTGGTGGCCAAGGGAGTATATACAGAGAAGGAATTCATTGCCTTTGTACATTCCTATAAAAGCAAACCACTTGAATTTTACTGTCCCAACGGCAAACAAGAAGAATTTATCAACACAGTGGCTACATGCAACCAGGATGTAGATACCCCGGTGATCCTGGTAACTTATGCCAATGGTGTAGGCAAGACCACAACCTCCATCCAAATTTTAATGAATTTCATCTATGGGCCTCAAAACGGATGGTTTGACCAACCATTATTCAAAAACTTCCCATATCCAAAACATGCATGGTACTGTTGCACAGCAGACGCACTCAAGAACAAAGTGGTGCCTGAGATCGAGAAACTTGCCAAGATGGGCACTTATGTCGGGAACAAGGGTGGAAAGCCTTATACGAGCGAATTTAAGTTTAATGATGAGTTTTTAGTACACCTCAAGACATTCGACCAGGATCCCAAGACATTTGAATCAGCTGACGTGGGTATTGTTATCCTCGATGAACCATGCCCGGAAAATATATGGAAGGCTATTAAATCACGTCGTAGAATGGGCTGTATCATCTTATTACCTATGACTCCGCTGTATTGTGATCCATATATAATCGATGAAGTTGCCGAGGGAGCAGAAAATGACAGAGGTGGATACCATCATTTAGATGCAGAGGTATATGATGCTTGCCAAAAGAGAGGGATAAGGGGACACTTAGAGGCTGGCATTATTGATTCTATGGTTGCAGATTATGACGATGATGAGTACGCAGCCAGGGCCAAGGGAAAGTTTATGTACTTCTCCAGGTCGATTTATGGCAGTAATATAAGCAAAGCGAGGCACTTCCGGGATCCTGATGAATTCCCGATACATCCCGAAGCCAAGCTATTACAGATTGTGGATCCCCACGATGGCAGATATTCAGCAAGCATATGGATGGCGATTAATCCAGATGGTCGAAGAATAATATTTGATGAATACCCCAGGAGCAAAAAGTCCCCATTCTGGAAGATGCACGGGAAGCGAACTACCAGCGAAGAGGTCCGGGATTGGATCGCAATGGAGAATCTACACCCATTTATTCAACCTAAAGGCCGGAATGTAGGCAGAGTCCTGGACAAAAGGTTTGGATGGCAGACCAGGGGAGACACAAATTTCGCAACACTGTACGCAAAAGCCGGTAAAAAGGCAGACTATCCATTCAATTTCAAAGAATCCTACAGCATATCAGGTGCAGAGACAGAGATTCAGTATGGGCACAGGATGGTTAGGGAGGCTTTCAGGGACATGCCGGTACCCAATGATCCCAATATTGAGCCAGGATTAATAATATGGAACACCTGTTATCACACCTGGAACGGGCTATCGCATTATATCAGGAAGATGGAAGTAACCAAGGCAGCAGCAGATAAAGCAGTAGGCACCGGGATTATAGTAGAGAAGTATAAGGATTTCCCGGATGTAATAAGATATGGAGTATGCACCAGTACACCTCCTCCCAGGCAGACATTCCAGCAGAGGGAGCAGGAAAGAGTATTGGATGAAGTTTTCAACACTAAAAAGAAAGTGGCACGATGGTAATAAACGTATTGATGATAAGCATACCTATCTCTATAGCTATAGTAGCTTCAGGCATCATAGTAGCCAAAGCTATCAATGTAACTATGGATAGGTATATAAAACACAACAGCTTTGCCGGAAACGTCATTAAAAAGGTGGAGAATATCCCCCTGAAACCCACGGTGAAGAAGAAAGATGAGAAGGTTAAACAACAATGGTAGCCAATGCAATGGAAGCCCTCAAAGTTAATAGTGGCACGATAAAATTAGATGAGAAAGACAGAAAGAAAAGGCCGGTAGATGGGAAACCATACGAGGACCAAACTTTATATAATTGGGTCCTGGCAACACATGATTCATTCCGCAAGCACCTCAATGACAGCAAAGTTATCGCAGATTGGAATAAATGGGTAGCTTATGAGAATACAGATGCCTGGGATGGAAGGCATGGAGTGGCTACCAGGATGGCAGAGTTTCAATCGAACATGTTATTTGAAGTAACTCAGACCCTTGCAGCAGCAATGACAACAGGAACACCACGGCCAGAGATAAAACCGGACCCACGATACACAAAACGGGAAGAGATGGAGGCAGCGGTTGAATATGCGAAAGGCTTAAAGCGTGAACTTGTCAGGGTATGGGAAGAAACCAAGATGAAGAGCAAGCTACGCCAGGGGATCCTTGAATATGGCATAAAGGGTACAACCTGTTACCATGTCCCATTTAACCCCGACACCCAAGAGATAGAACCGGAACCTGATGATATTTATGGCTTTCTCCCTGACCCAAATCTATTGTCACCCAGGGATGTGAATAAAAAGCTGTCATATTTCCGCTGTGTGGTAATGACCGTGGATCAAATATTCAATACTTATGGAATCAAAGTTAAGTCCATGGGATCAGTTAACAACCTCAAGCAATTCAGAGAGACACAGCAAACTGATAACACCCCTATCAAAGATGCAGAGGGAGCAGTAGGAGATACGGAGGATGATGTCAATGGTGGATCCCTGGTATTAGAGTATCACACAACAGACTATACCCTGGAAGAATACGAAGATTATAAACTTGATAAAGAGGGGCAGAAGATCAAGGATGAGAACGACGAGCCGGAGATGGTTACGAAAACAAGACCGAAATTTGAAAATGGCCGAGTCCTCACGATAGTCAAAGGTCACAAAGATTGGATTATCCAGGATTATCCATGTCCGTATATAGATGGGCCGGAGTTTGTTGTATCCGGGCTCCCACAAACAGGAAAGCTATTTGGTAGATCAGAGGGCAAAGCGATAGAACCGCACATGAAAGCGATCAATCAGCTGATATCCAATGCACTTGATAACACTGAGTATTTCGGGAATCCATTTATGGAAGTCATTGAGGCTTTCCTGTCTGATCCAGCCAATGCCTATGCACCAGGACCAGGAGAAAGAATTCCGGTAAATAAAATAGGGGGCATCCAACTGCATACCCCGGATCCCATTGCAGCATTTGTTTACAACATGATAGGATTACTCAAAGATGATGCTGATTTAGTCCAGGGAACCACGGATTCATTCAGAGGGCTCCAATCATCCAGCCAATCCAGTGGAGAAAAGGAGAAGGCTCTTATTGTCCAATCCGGTGGCAGAGTACAGCCGAAGGTTGAGGACATTGTGACATTCGTGGAAGATTTCTATAAGCACTGTGCCGATATAGTCCAACATCTGTACTCAGACGATCCAATCCTACAGCAAGTAGAAGATGATGAGGGTGGAAACGAACAATTCCAGCCATTCAATCCCCAGGAGGGGAGAAATATGCGATTTAACATCACTGTTAAACAAGCATCAATGCTCCCGGTAGATAAACAAGCGTTATTTGAAGAGGCAGTAGCATTATTTCAACGGGGTGGGATTTCTATTGAACATCTTATTGACCTGGCTCCAACACTCGAAGATAAGAAACGAGCGAAGGAATATGTTGCCAAACAGCGACAGGCACAGGAACAGCAGGGCGATCCCGAAGAAGAAGCCCGGATCCAGGAAGAAGTACAGGCCAGGGCAGAAGAGATAATGCAGATAGAGGATGAAGATGAGAAGATGCAGGCTCTTGAACAGATGTGGGCCGAGAATCCCGAAGCTACATTCATGGTATTGAACATGCTGGCAGAAGCAGCCCCGGAAGATAGAGCAGTCAAAGCATTTGTCCAGAACCATGCCCAGGAACTCCAGGCACTTGCAGAACAGATGCAGCAACAGCAGGCACAACCAGCACAGTGATAGACCTCCTTAAATTCATCCTGGACTATCTCACAGCCATCATAATGCTGATATTCATTTGGGTAACAGCTGTATCTCTATGGAATCTCAAAATAGGGGATAATTCCTGGTACTACCCGGCTATATCGATGGCATTACTGTACGGATCCGCAAGACTACACATGAGGGCAAAGGAATGGTCAAGGACATAGGAAAAGACATGACTAAAATGTTAGATAATATGAAAGACCAGGAGCAGATGTCTTTCACTGATTTTGTCAGGATAAATGATTATGTCATAGTCCCAAAAGAAGAGTGCTCGAATTGTGGCAACACAGATGGGAACATCTATAATATTGCCTCACCAACAGAGAATATCAAGGAATGGGGTCACACATGCGGAGAATGTGGATCCTACTTCGCAACAGAATATGAGGTAATCGAATAATGTCAGACTCCTGCATGAAAGAGGAAGCCTCTGCATACAAGAACCGGAGGCAATCACTCCCTAAAAGTGAGATATGCCAGGGGATCAACAGATCAAAGAAGAAGAAGCCTATACGGCTTCTATACTTGTGCAAATATACTAAAAAGTGGCGAACCTGGAAGAGATACAGGTCAGTAGAGGAGGCACAGGGAGTTATTGATAAACTCCTGGTGAAATGGAGGGTATTCTCCAGGCCATTCAAAGTAACAGATTTTAAGATAATCGAAAATAAACAAAGGACACGATAATGGAAACAATGAAACAAGACAGCCCCTACGAGATGGATTTAGGGGAAACTTTCAAAATGATAGATGATAAGGTCCTGGTAGCCCCCTGGGATATAGCTGACAAGACTGACAGCGGTATCATCCTCCCTGATAGTATGAAGGAGAAGGAACGGGAAAAGAACCGCAAGGGCACTGTTATAGCAGTAGGACCAGGGCACAGAAGCGACTCAACCAATGTTCTTCATCCGGTAGAGGTCAAACCTGGTGATGATATATGCTTTGAGCGATTAGCAGGCACAGAGGTTGAAATCAAGGGTGTTAAGTACCTTGTGATGAACGAAATGTCTATTCTTGCAACACTTCCCCCGTTAGTGGGATAAAAAATATATCAGTAGCTATTAATTTATTTCTCCAAATATATTAAGTTATAGCTGCTGTTTACAGCAATTTCAAAACGATAACACACAAGGACAAAGTATTATGTCGAAAAACGATTTAAATAATATAGCAGAAAATATGGGGCAAACCCTCAAGGATAATGAGGATCCTGGTGAAGATCATGTGTTTCCTCAAAACAATCCCACTGATGAGAAGGATGAGCCCAAAGGTCTGGATAATACAGATGAAACAGAAGAATTAGAGTTTGTGGCTGGAGACATGGGAGATATCCCTGACTATGGCCATGAGAATATTAAATGGAAACTGTATTCTATCCAAACCAACCGGCACGGGATAACCACTGTAACTGAAGTAATGGCAAACAAACCAGGACAATCAGCAGCAGCATACGGAGTTATTCTAAAGATAACCACTATACAAGATGAGAAAGTCATGGCTGTGAATACTGAGCAATTAGCAAATATGAAGCTGAAATATTTAGACAGCCGTAACCCTGACATTGGCTTTGCAATCGTAAACAAGAATGCGAGTGACAGATAATGTCAGATAAAAACCATCAAAAAGAATTAGATCAAAAATTGACCTCTCCTGACGATTCGCTATCATTTCCCCAGGGAGTGATGGACCAGTTTGACGGTGATGAACCTATCAAACATGTTGATGGAGAAGGCAAAGAGATTCCATCTGAGGAAGAAATCGACTCAAGTACCGACGAAAAGGGAAAAAGCCCCGATGATTCCAAAGATGAAGCAGGCAAGGAAAAACCAGAAGAGTCCTCTTCGGCTAAAACCGATAAGCCCCCAAGTAAGGATAAACCCGACACTGAAACCAAAGACAATGAGGATGGTGCCCTCAACGGAAAGAAGGAATTCACTAAGAGTTTAGTGGAATTGTTTGAAAGCGAAGCGTATGCAGATATGTCTGAGCCTGATAGAGCTTTATTGTTATCAGATTTAAACAATAGAAACAAACTCCGTGCATCCCTTACCGAAAAGACAAAGGTGTTAGCCAAGGAACGAGAGGATTATGATTCTTTTGTTGGCAAGTTTAGTCCCGAAGTCAGGAATAATGTTATAACTGCTCTAAAAGATGAAGATTTTATGGAACAGCTTAAAGATTATTTCTCTGATGTTGATGGTGGTAATCCATTCAAAGCCTTGAAAGAGGCGTTTGAGAAGGTAGGAGAGAGGGAAACCGTATCTACTACCGAGAGAACGGAAGCTACTACCAAGGGACTGGCCGAAGAGAGAAAGCTACTTGTA